GTTGCTGCTGCAGTTTGGATGAAGTTGGGTAATTAATAAGGACTATTAAAATGGCTATGAAATTTGGTGGATTTACACCTGAACAAATGGGTAAGATAATACCAGAGATGCAGGGTATGCAAGCAGATGAGCAAGCGGCATTCTTAGCTGCTTCACCTAAAGCGGCATCTACGCTAGGTAAGATGGCAGAGGTAGCATCAAAACGTATTAGTATGGCTCAAGGAGGGTATGTTCAGGGTTATCAGGAAGGTGGCAGTGTAACAAACCTAGATGCAGCCCAAGATGCCTATGCTAAAGCTCAACAAGATGCTCAAGCGGCTATGACAGCTTCACAGAAAGATCCTAGCAACAGAGATCTTGCAGATGCAGCGCAAAAAGCTCAGGCTAATATAAATGCAGCCCAATCAAATCTTGCTTCATCCTATTCACAGTATAAAGTTACAGAATTACCAACTGCAGCAGAGTCTACTTCTGCGATGTTAAAAGATCCCTCTTCTCAGGTAACAAAAGCTGATGTAGCAACTGTTTCTGACGAAGACAAAACTGCAGGTATGATAGACCCTACTACAGGTACAGTCACAACTGCAGCTCCACAAGCAGATCAAACTATAGCAGAAACAGCTACGCCTGTTGATGCACCTGAACAGAAAGATGCGGTAACATATGACGCTGTAGAAGCTACTGCAGATGTAGCTACTGTATTAGACAGGCTAGAGGCCGCTACAGGCAAGCCCAGCGCTGAAGCACTTGTAGATGCACAATCTATGAATCCTGAAGAGTTAGCACAGTTAGGTTTAAGTGTAGCTCAGATTAATGAAGCTCAAAAAGTTGCAGACGTAGAAGCACGTAAGTTAGAAGCAGGAGAACTTATATCAGGCTCTACGGTTGATATGGATCGTGTTAGAGTAGAAACTAACTTTGAGGCGGCTACAGGCGCACCATCAACAGATGCTACAGTACAGGGACAACTTACAGGCTTGATGGCAGACTTTGAGGGTAAATCTCCTCCTGCATGGGCGGCAGGTGCAATGCGTAATGCGGCATCTAAGATGGCTTCTCGTGGATTAAGTGCATCTTCAATGGCAGGTCAAGCTATGATACAAGCGGCTATGGAGAGTGCTTTACCTATAGCTGTACAGGATGCCCAAACATCTGCTAAGTTTGAGCTTACTAATTTAAGTAATCGTCAACAGTCTGCTATGTTTGCAGCAGAGAAGAGAGCAGATTTTCTTGGCTTAGAATTTAATCAAGAGTTTCAATCTAGAGTAGCTAACTCTGCAAAGATATCTGAGATAGCTAATATTAACTTTACTGCTGAACAACAAGTAGCATTAGAGAATGCACGAATGGCTCAAACTGTAGATCTTACGAACCTTAACAGTACAAACGCTAAAATCATGGCAGATGCAGCGGCTATGTCTCAACTAGATTTAACTAACTTAAATAATCGTCAACAAGCCGCAGTACAAAATGCTAAGTCTTTCTTAGATATGGATATGGCTAGTTTAGAAAATACACAACAGACTGCTATAATGAAGAGCCAACAGCTTACAAATGCATTACTAACAGATCAAGCAGCAATGAATGCTTCTAAACAGTTTAATGCTTCCAGTGAGAACCAGACAAACCAGTTCTTTGCAAACCTTAGTGCTAATATAGCTATGTATAATAGTGAACAGGCTAATGCTATGAATAAGTTTAACGCAGGTGAGGCTAATGCTATTGATCAGTACAACGCTACACAACGTACAGCCCGTGAACAGTTTAATGCTACTAATGCTTTAGTTGTAGCTCAGGCAAATGCGTCTTGGTCACAGTCTATAACAACAGCAGAGACTGCAGCACAAAACCAAGCTAATAGAGATGCGGCTATGACTGCTAATCAATTTACTGCAACTGCTTATAATAATATAGTACAAGAGGAGCGTGATGTTATTAGCTATGCTTACAAAGTAGCAGAGAATGAAGCAGAAAGAGCTTTACGTATTCAACTACAGGGTATGCAAAACGAAGTGTCTTTAGCACAGATACAAGCTAATATAGATATAGGTAAGGGACAAGGCTTAGGCTCTTTCTTAGGAGCAATAGGGCCTGGTTTAATTAATTGGGCTTCTGGTGGTAAAGCAGGGTTATAATAAAGGTAATAGCAATGGCAAGTTTAATAGACTATTCTCAGGATTTCAGCACTAAAAAGATGATGCAGGATATTGAGGAAAAAATAAAAGCATACATAAACAAGGAAGAAAAGCCTTCTGAGCCTAGAGGTATGTTAGAGAGAGCGCCATCTCCAGATAAACTAGATGGTGATTCCATTGTTGTTAGCAGTCTTGAGAACATGATGAAACAAGCATCTGAAAATAAAGCGACTAGGTTTAGAGGTATGAACTTCAAAGCAGAAAGACCTAGATCTTCTCCAGAAGAGATTAATGAGTTTCTTGCTAATATGAAAGAAGTAAATAGGATAGCACCTGGATTTTACTACGATAAAGATGATAGAAACAATCCTATGAACTTCTCTGGGTCTATTGTAAAAGAAGACAGACAAACCGATGCTTTAATTGACGTTGCTGAAACTGCATTAGAACAGCCTGTAAAAATACCTACTCTAGATATAGCTGAAGCTATTGAACAAGATCAAGTAGAGCAACAAGATATTTCTACACTAAAAGGTAGTCAAGCAGGTCTTATGGCTAAGCCTGTTAGTGTACGTAACACAGGAGGTACTTCTTTCTTAAACTTTATAGGCAAGGGAGAAGGTGATTATAATTCATCTAATAGAGGTACAAAGAATAATAAAATTCAAGGATCTACTAATAATACAGAGCGAGGTAATATAAAACTTACAGAATTAACTATAGAAGACATACGCAAATATCAAAAAATAAAAGATCCAGATAATGCAGACCGTCTTTTTGCTGTAGGTAAATATCAACTTATCCCATCTACATTTGAGATGGCTGTAAAAGGTTTAGGTTTACCAAAAAATACTGTATTTAACAAAGAAACACAGGAAAAAATAGGTAGATACTTATTATTTGAAAAGCGCCCATCACTAGGTGCTTATATAAAAGGTGAATCTAATGATGAAGCAAAAGCACTGCTAGAAGCTTCAAAAGAGTGGGCGAGTTTACCTAATCCAAAAACAGGTAATAGTTATTATGGTAAAGGTAATAAAGCTCAACATACTTTAAAAGAAACTAAGATAGCCTTAAATAAAGCCCGTAATGATTATGCAAAAAGTAAACAGGACTAAATAATGTTTGGACTTCCCTTAGAATTAATCACAATGCTTTTCTCTACTGTCTTAGGTGGAGTTATGTCCATTTGGGGTCAAAGTAATAAAGCTAAAGCAGAACAACAGAAAGCCCTTGTAGGCGCAGTCAGTGATGCAAGAGAGCATGGCAGTAAAGATAAACACTTTGCTTGGACACGTAGGATCATAGCTTTATCTGCAGTAGGCTCTATTATTGTATTGCCAAAGTTAGTAGCAGTATGGTATCCTGACGTAAGCGTAATCGTTGGTTACACAGAAGTACAAGGCGGTTTTATTAACTGGCTCTTAGGCGCACCAGATGCAATACATTGGAAAGCAGCTCGTGGATTTGTTATAACCCCTCTAGACACACACATAGTTTCAGCAATAGTCGGCCTCTACTTTGGCGCTGGCTTCACTAAATAGGATAAACACAATGGCAATACCTACACTATTTGAAGGACCTGTTCCTGGACAGTCTCTAACAGATGAACCTAAGAATGCACCGTGGGAAAACCCTGCCATGTATGCAGACCCTTTAGATGCACTAGAGTTCTATATGAAAAAATTAGGTGATGTTGAAGCACAAGAAGAACTAATAGATACCCTAGATATAGGTGTACCTATTAGCATTGTTGCTGACTCCATGTTATCTAATGGTGTTATGAATGGCATACATTCTGTAGATACTAAACTAATACTAAAACCTTACATAGCCTTACAAGTAAAAGCTATCGCTGATGTAGTAGGTGTAGATTATAAAGAGACAATGCTAGACTATAAAGACAAAGATGAAGCAGCACAAGAGAAGAGGATGCGTACTCTAGCGGCTAAGTTAAAAGTTCAAGTAGGTTTAGGTAAAAAGCAAGATGCAGAAGATCCTGGAGTAATACTACAAGAGCAAGTTGTAGAAGAGCTAAGTACAGATGCAGAAGTAGATACAACAGAAGATTCATTCAGTGATGTGTTAGAAAGCGCACCTACTGAAGGTCTCATGTCAAGAGAGGTTTAATTATGGGTTTATTTAGTGGTGCATTTGGTTCTGGTTTAGCTCAGGGCTTAGGGACTTCTCTAGCTGAGGGTATAAAGCAACGTACAGAACAGCAAAATAAGTATGTTGATAATATGATGACTACAGCAAGATCTAATGCTGGTAAGTATAAGACTGCAGCTGCAGAAGTTGATAATTCAGTTCTACAAATGAATAACCTAAAAAGAGACTTTGATATATCAGAAGCTGAATATATAGCCTTAGCTCAAGCTTATCCTAATTTAGACGATATCTATAAAGAGATATATGTAACTAAAGATTCTTTTAACACTTTAGGTATGGGTGACAAAATAAATAAAGATACTATATTAAAGTCTTTAAAGTTACCAGAAAATGGTATCGAATTACCAGAAGGTATGTCTTCTATAGATGCACTACGTACTATACATTTAAATATAGCTAACAACTTAAATAAAGATCCTAACAATAAAACTGAAGCGCACTCTAACGGCGCTGTTAGCAATGCTTTTGCTAATCTATTTGTAATGAATCCAAAATCTTCTGCATCAGATATAGTAAAGAATATGCAAATCGCTGGTGTACCTGTAGATGATCTTTTAGGCTTTCAGGGTGATAGAGGTACTGTATATGATGAGCTTAACGTAAATCCTTTTGCTTTACCTGAAACAGACTACACAGCAGATGATATGCAAATTACAAGTGATAGATATACTAGGATGATGAAAGCCAAGTATGTACCAGACGGTATAAATTTAAGTAATCCAGAAGCGTTTAATACACTTTTAACAAATGCTGGATTTAAAGATACTGCTGAAGCTATGGCTAAGTTGCAGGAAATAGGTTTAAACTTTGCTAAACTTGAAAAGCAATTAATTGTTCAGAGTCCTTTATTTAACTCTAATGCTAACAGAGCGCCTATGTTAATGGAGACACTGCAATTTATTAATACTCCAGAAGAAATGGAAGCTTTTAATGATGGAGTTAAAAACAATACTTTAGCTAAAGTGCTTATTGATTCCTTTACGGAGACTCAAGGTTTATCAGATAAATATGCAGCTAAAATATTTGATCCTAATTATGTAGGGCGCTTAGATTCAAAAGAAGATTTAAACCAACCAAGACTAAGTGAATTAGGTATAACTGAAGATAGTACTACTATAAATACAGGTGATGCTCTTGTAGATGGTATATTAAGTAATACAAGTAGCGAAGAAAAAGTAGATATAAAAAATCTAGACTTAGTAGACGCTACATACAATCCAGAAGAAAATGCTTGGTATGATAATTTATCTAGACAAAAAATAGTAGATCCAAGAGGTGCAGCAGCTAACAGCCCAAGAATGAGAAAAACAGAAGGCTCAACTATACCTGATCAACTGTGGAAATTGATAGGCAAAGGATCTTTTGCAGAAGAGTATTTTTCTGACAAAGATGAAGTACGTACTGATAATGATCTATCTCTATGGGAACGCATTAAAAGTGTTGTATCTAAGAGAGACGCAAATCAAATTGAAGAAAACATAAAAAGAAGAGTAGACATAAAAGGTGAAGCGGCTACACTAAGCCCAGCCTATAAAACAGATATTGAACGTATACTTGATTCAGATATGAGTGTTGCTGAAAAAGCTGCAGCAATAAGTAAAATAGCTAGAGAAGTTTTAGGTACTCCAGGAATTAAAGTCAGTGACTCTTACAAAGAGCTTAAAGGTATATAAGTATGTCTAATCTAAACATGTACTACACACCAGAGTTTATGAAAGATAAAAAGCTTTCAGACTTACGCAAGAACCCAGAGTTTATAACGGACGCTGTTTCTTTTCTTAAGAGTAAGCGTAAAGGTTATACAGATAAAGACCTAGAAGGCTATACAGGTGATGATGTTGTAGAGGATATACTAGAACATTTTAGGTATCAGTCTACTAATGAGATTAGTATGAGTTATGATTATAACTACATAGCAGATGACACTGTAAATGAAAAAGAAAAGCAAGCTTATGGTCGTTTACTGTTTGCGTTTGATAATGCAAAGGGTGAAGGTTTACTAGATAATGGTGGTGCTAAGATACTAGACTATGCAGGATCTATAGCTACAGCACCTACTACGTATGCAAGTATTGCTGCAGGATTATTTACAGGTGGCGCTGGGGGTGTAGCTGTACAGGGTGGAAAGCAAGCCACCTTAACAGGTTTACGTACTCTAGCTAATAAGTATCTAGGTAGAGCTGCTTTAGTAGGAGCTATTGATGGTACAATAGGTGCAGGTTCTTCCTTCGGTGTTGAAAAGATAAAGCAAAAAGCTGGAGCAGAGATAGGCGAAGACTATGATATTAACTATGGTAACGTAGCACTATCAGGAGGTTTAAGTGCTTTAGTTGGTGGAGGCGGTTATCATATAGCTCAAAGATCACAACGAAATGGTGCTAAGCGTCTATCAGATCAGCTTAGGATGGGCGAGAAAAACCAGATAAAAGAATTAGCTAAGGCAACAGCTAAAGCTAAAAAGGCCATTGCTTTGGCTAAAAAGTCTGGCGGTAAAAATGCTAAGCTAATGAAGTTTACTTCAGATAAGATTTTAAGAGCTATAGATCCTACACTTGTAGAAGAAGGTAAGCGTTTAAAGGTAGACATATTAAGCGGTGAATTACCAAAAGGCTTAATAGCAGGGTTAGACAGTAGCTTGATGCAACGTTTAAGTGCAGCATCTTATGAATTAGCTAGTACACTAGGCGTTAAACCTGAACCAGGCCAACGTATTACAGAGTATCTAGCCAGAGCTATTGATAGTGGTGAGGGTGAAGGTATATTCACAGATATAGCACGTAGGTATGGTTTAACTAACCATCAATTATCTGCTGTGTATGCAGCTGAGGTATCTGAAGCGGCTCGTTTAATGCTTGCACAAAAGACAATCAAAAGCCGTGGTGGTGCAACTATAGATTCTAGTCAAGCTGAGAAGTTTAAAAACAAGATGGAGCTTCTATTTGATAATGGAATGACAGGATTAACTAAAGATATAAACCCTGAAGAGTTAGCTAAAATAGACACTGCTGCTGTTATTAAAAATAGTGTAGCAAGTAGAGCCTTTAATAAGTTTAAAGATATTGAATCTGCTAGACGTGCCTTTATGACATCACAACCTGCAACAACAATGCGTAACAACATCTTTGGTGTGATTATGGGTGGGCTTGATATTGTAGATCAATTAAATCTTGCTGTAGTTAGAAAACTAAAAGGTAGTAATAGCGTTCCTTTAGGTGTAAAAGGGACATTAGAAAATTCTGTAGCTACCTTTAAATATCTTACCAAAGATCACTACGTAGCGGATGCTGTACAAACTATGTTAATGCAAGAAGCACCAGAAAAACTCTCTAAAGTGTTTTATGAAGCAGCTCAAGCAGAGTCTTCCGTAATTAGTAATTCTAGATGGGCTAGAGCAGGTAAAGCGGCTAACGTTCTAAATACTATGTCAGACCATGTGTTTAAGAAGGCTGTTATAGCAGGTACTATAGACCGTGAGTTACGTGCATTAGGTAACGAAGCTTTAGGTAAAAACTTATATGATATGTTAGGTAAGGGTACTCTTTCACAACTTCCTGATGATATACTTGATAAAGCTTTAGATGAGTCTTTAGCCTTTACTTTTCAACGTAGATTTGGTGGTAAGGGAGCTTCCGTAGAAAGTAAGTTTATGAAAGGCGCTGTAGACTTTGTAAACAAATCAGGTCTAACTGTAATCATGCCTTTCCCTAGATATATGGCAGCTCAAGCTAAGTTTATTAGTGACTATACAGGTTTAACTCTAGTAAGAAGACCTTTTACTACTACATCAATAAAAGATGAAGAGATTGCTAAGGCAATGACAGGCGCTGTAACTTTTGCAGGTATTTATAAAGCACAAGAGGCTAATGTACTTGCTAACCGTGAATGGTTTGAAGCAGAGGGACAGGATGGAACATCCTATAATGCTCAGGCAGCAATGGGACCAGGTGCAGCCCATAACTATATAGTACATCAATTAGCTAGGGCTATGAATGGTTATAGATTTAAAGATACTAAAGAGATGTTTAAAGATGCTAATAGGATAGTATTAGGTACAGAGTTTAGACCTAATTCAGGACTTGTAAATAAAGCTATTAGAGCTTTTGAAACAGGAAACATTACACCTGTATTTGACTTAGCAGGTGATTATCTTAGTGCTTTTACTTATCCTGGTGCTGTACTAAAAGATTTTTATGGACAGTATGATCCTCGTTCTAGCTTTTTCCCTGAGACAAGGGATGCTACTGTAACCAGTACAGCTTCTTTATTGGATTGGTCGCCCTTTGATTTACAGTTATCAACATTTCAGAGAGCTACTAGACAATTACCTGATATACCTTTTTTCTCTTCGTTCTTCGATACCTCAAGTAGACTAACGTTCCAAGAGCGCTACGCTAAAGATAATCTAAATATAAAAGATACTAGATATGATATGGTTCGTTTTGATGTGTTTGGTGATGGACCTTTACGTGTAGAAAACCCACTAACTAAACAGCTTACAGGTTTTGTTGGTATGCCACCTAAAAACACACTTAAGAGAGAATTAACTAGGTTACAGTTAGACCCCTATAAATTATATAATCCTTATAAAGAAAAGAATATACCGCTTACTCTATTAACAGAACAGTTAATGCAGGGTAATCTGGCTATGTCTATGAAAACTTTTATTGAGTCTCCTGCATATCAAAATGTAAAAGGTGGCAACGAAGGACAAGCAGACTTATTAGAAAAAAAGATAAGGGCTGAAGTAAACTTATACAAAGATCAAGCTAGAAAGATCTTTACAGAGATGGAAAGTGCTTTTGCTAGAGGAGATACAAGGTTTGCTAAAGATTTAACTGCTTACTACAGAGGTAAACTAAAAGCCATGTCTCCTAAAGAAATAAAGAAAGCAGACTTAGCGTGGTCAATACCATCAGAGATGTTAGGCTATGAAGGTAAATCCTTTCAAGAGATAAGAACACTGATAAACAAAGAAGAAGATCTTACTGATGAAGAGAAAAGCGTTAAAGAAGCTATGCTTATTCAAGCGTACCAACTTAATGCTAAACGCTTAGTTAAACCCTAACTACTTAATACCGTGCTTCTTAGCACATTCCTTAGCCCACAGTGAAGCCTCTGTGAGACACTCCTTAGCTTTAACGAGTTCAGGACTGTCCCAGAGGCTTTTGCTTATGTGGACTTTTAGCTTATGTATCTCGTAAAGTAATATCTCTTCAAAGTGTTCCTGCTTAGAGTCAACATATTCTTTAGCTTCTTTTTCTAACTTCATAAGCCTTCTTTCATAAACACTTTAACCCACTCTGCACAGATACCGCTACGCACAATGTCTTCAATACCAAACTCAACAACAGGAACATTCAACAGATGCTTCTTAGCTAAATGTATGATCTTTGATAGACCAGACGTTCCTCTTAGATCTGACTGTTGAATGTCGCCGTTAAGTACAATAGTACTACCTTCACCTACCCTAGTCAATAACATCTTAATCTCTGGTATCTCAATATTTTGTGCTTCATCTACAATAATAAACGCATTGTCAAAGCTACGTCCACGCATCAACGCTAGTGTAGCAACCTCTATATTGCCACTCTTTAGAGCCGTATCTACAGCACCCTTACCTAAATGCTTTATAAGCACGTCTAGGACGGGCAACGCCCACGGCTGAGCCTTCTCTTCGAGTGTTCCTGGAAGAAACCCTATGTCTTTACCTACAGCTACGTGAGGGCGTGTTATAACGATCTTATCTATATCTTTAGTGATGTACAAATCTGCAGCACAAGTGGCTGTTACATAAGTTTTACCAGTACCAGCAGGACCTAGTATCAGGACTTGTTGGTTTCTTTTTATAGCGTCTATTAACTCTTTCTGTTTATCCGTCCTTGGAAGTATACCTGATGTAACTTTTACTGCTGCACCCTTATATGTTGTCTTTCGCCTAGAGCGTGTGGGCTTCTGTAGTGGCTCAAGATTGTTGTTCATCCTGTCTTCCTTAAGTATGCTAATGCTTTTTCTAAATCTTCTATAGTATCACCCAGAGTACCAATACCTAAGTTACAGGGTGAACATAACCAACCTCTAAATATTTCTCTATCATGACAATGATCTAAGACAGGTTTTTCTTCTGCCTTACCACAACAGTCACAAGAACCTGAATATTTAGGTGCAGTTTTCCTTAGCATAAATGCTATTTTTTCTGAGTGCCTTGAACACTGTCTACATTTACTATCTCTAGAGTTTCTATCTCCTGTTGCTCTTCTATATAACCTATAATCTTCTATAGGTCTAAGTTTTTTACATTTCTTACATTTCTTTGCGGTAGGGTCTGGCTTTTTATTAGTACTCTTAAAAAAGTCTAACTGCATTAAATAGTATCCTCAGCAAAAGTACCAAGGAAGTTCTTTAACTCTGCATACCCACCAATATGGCTACCGTCAGAAGCAAAGATCTGTGGTACTGATGTGTGTTTTGCTTGCCTTACAAGTGTTAGTACCCACTGAGAGCTACCTGACTCTACATTATATTCTGTGTAAGCTATGTTAGACTCTCTTAGCATCATCTTAGCCATATCACAGAAGCTACAGTTATCTCTAGTTATGATAGTATACATGTTTATTTCCTTAATATAAAATCTCAAATCCAATTACAGTTCCAGTTCTTACCTCACCGTATATCTTCTCAAACGCAGGTGCAATAAAGAGTGAGCCTGTTTCGCTGAGTGTTAAGCCTAATCTTGCATACGGTAATGCACCTGACTGTCCTTCATAGCCTGACACAACACCATACTCAAAGTAACCTAACTCATTGCTGAGTTTAGCACCTATGTAGGGACTTACACCTCTTTCACTATTGTAGTATGCACCAGCAATAAACTGACCTTCTTCAAACCTTACATGAGGATGATACGAATTATAATCACCTGTAGTATCCATATGTATTGTAAGAGCTAGTCCTAATAAAATATTCATTGCTGATGCCTTTGTTTATGTTAAGTCTACAATTTCACAAGCGTCTCCAGAGCAAGCTAGTGTCTGGCTACCTGATGTATTGTCTTCACTCTCATACTCAGAGAGTAATGACCAATCAATATTAGTTGGCATAATACCTAACATCTTATGGTATGTAGATTCATCACACTCTTGGTAGGGTGCTTGTTGATACGTATGTTCATTAAACGGCAGGAATGATACACCAGACATTTCATCAAAGTGTTTGTATACGAATGCTCCTACTTCAAACCATTCATCACTCTTAACGTTGATCGTAACGCTGGGCTTATGTTCGCACCAGTAACGCTGATAAGCTAACCACATCTCTAGTTGTTCTATGGCGGTCATATTAGCAGTAACTGTTGCACCCTCTGGAGCTTTCATAGGAAAGCTAAACACTGTAGTCTGGTCTGGCTTCATTACGTCTGGCTCATTAGGTATACCCTGATCCATCATGAACTGTGTTAGGGGGTCTTTGTTGTCTCCACGAACAGTCCTAATATAATAGGCTGAGTGACGAGCATGAATCCCACTGCTAGAGTCAACCAGTTGGCTGACAGTACCGCTTGGTTTAACACAGCAGATAGCAGCACTGACAGGGATATCAAGGCGTTCAGCCCAAGTAGCGTTAGTAGTAACGGCGATTTGTTTAAGGTGGTCAAGAGTTTTCTCCAATCCTTTGTTTTTGAGGGTCATTAAGGGGTTATCCATAATGCCTGTTAAGGACACACCAAGTAGTCTTTCTTCTTCGGTATTCTTAGTCCAGATCTTACGTAAGTATGGAAACTTAGTGAAGCTAGACTGTATCGTACCAAGTATAGTTGCAAGCCTTACCTTTTCAGATAAGGTGTCCAGTGTGTCTGTTGCACGAACAACTACCTCTGTTAAATTACAAAATTGTGACGGCCTCAAAATTATTTCGCTGCAAGGATTTGTCCCAAAGTCATAGTCAACATTACGTCTTCCATTCTTTGCTGCTTGTACCTTAGATGCTTGACGATTAAAGATACCACGCTCTCCTGAGCCTGACTCAACTAGAGCCATCCACTCACGCATAAACGATAGACTGTCAGGCTTCTCAGTGTATGACACAGAGTTGTTGGCTAATGCACGTTGTGGATCGTTCTCCCACCATGAGCCTGACTTAGCGTGTCGCATACGATCATCTGATAAGTTTGACAAAGATATCATAGCTGATCTACGTACACCACCTACAACTACTACTTCACCAATCTTACACATGATGTCATGGCATTCTAGTGAGGATAGCTTACGGTTTTGTGCGTCCTTGAATGTCTTAATTACAAAGTTAAACAGATCTACAAGCGGAGCAGGTCCTGACGCTCTACCACCAAACGTTTTAAGTGGCGCTCCTGCAGGTCTAACCTTAGAAACGTCCCACGTAGGTATCTCACCACTGTAGAGTAATGCAATCATCTGGCGTAATGCTTTAGCCCAACCTTCTTTGCTATCTTTTACAACAATGTTTGTTTCACTACTCCAGAGAAAGGGTACTTCAGGTAGCTTAGATATGGATTGACGCTCTACAGAGAAGCCTACACCAGTACCACACAATAAGATAAACATAGCTTCATCAAATGCTTTAACATCATCAACAGCTAAGTAGCTACAATTATACATACATGTATTGTCTCTGTCTGCTGCCTTACCTGCAGTCATGAGCGACCTCATACTAGGCATCACTTCTAAGCCTAAGATAGCTTGTTCTAATTCATGCTTAGTGTTCTGATCAACTAAGTCTCGTATTATATTAGCAGAGTACCTCTCAATGGTATTCTCCCACGATTCACGCCCATCGCCCTCGTAGTACTTAGCATAACGTGATTTATGTATGAATGATTGGTAGTCTGTTGGTAAGTGATTGTTCATCTTATTTATTCCCCTCTGATAATTTCCTGTCTTCTTCAAAATGTACCAAACTAAGAGTTCCATCTTCGTTATCTACTAGGGATGCACTTGTAATAGTAGCATCTTCTAAATTAGTTAAATCCACTTGTTCAACTATTTCCAGTGTTTCAGGATTAAGAAATATTAAATCTTCCTTATTAACCATACGTTTTAATTTGTTTAAAGTTTCATACGTTTGTTGTGTTACTTCAAGCTTCATCTGTTGTCTCCTGATCCCTGTATCTTGTTTCGCTCCTTACGTGATGAAAGCTTCTCAATGTTTATGTTTGCTATCTCATCTAGATTATAGCCAATATCGTTAGCCAGATTAGCCAAATACCAGAGTACATCTCCTAGTTCCTTCGCTACTTCATGCCTATTAAAGTTATTATCACGTACCTGCTTCTTAACCTTCTCAGCTATCTCTCCTGCTTCGCCACACAAGCCCAACGTTGGGTATAGAACCTTGTGTGTTGCAGGATATATAGCGAAGCTAACTGCTTTAATTTGATACTCTCTAAGACTGTTCATTTTTCTCTCTCTCTTTAACTATTATGTTACTTACCTCAACATCATCTACATCATAGAATGTATCTGACACTAAATCCTTTACATCATCTGGATGTGACTCTTCATGAGAAGACAGTATATTGTTATCCTTACTGACTACTACCTGTAAAGTTACATCAAAATTCTTATCGCTCATTTGTGTTTCTCCGCTAGAGCCTTATTCATTCTGGACAGATACCACTCTGCCTTCTTCATATCCTCAATACCATTACCCTTGTAGCGGTATCTATGTTGGTACTTAATCATGTTGCCATGACAATAAGCAATGAAACCATCCAGGCCTACAACTTGTTTAATGTAGTCTATACACTCAATACCTTCTTGGTTGTAGTGCGCAGGTTTGTTTACAGGGTCGAACCCTTGATCTTCCTGCTGTTTCTCTAAATTCCATTTAGCCATTATGCATTACCCTTTGTCTTAGTAAACTTAGTCAATTTTATTACGTTACTGTTTTCTTCTGTTTCATACTCTGCAAATGGGGAATCATCTAATTCAGCGAATAGCTTTTCACGCCACTTAATTACTTCATCTACGAGTTCTTCCTTATCATCTGAGTAAGATAGAAATGATGTCATAAGAGTAATGATATTCACCATACCACGCTGTATGTTTAAGTCTAGAGAGATTGATTCATTCATAGCCACACCAGTAGCTACATCACCTTCCCACTCACCATTAGCTTCGTACAAAGGTTTGATAACTAGAGCTACTTCATCATCGTCTAACTGAAACACCATTAATCTTTCCTTTTTGTTTTGAGTACTATCTTATCTTTTTTAGATCTTGTACCCTTTTCTGTCAACCATTCTTCGGGTATTATTCTGTGTGACCAGAGAAAATTATTCTTATCACACCAATCACAGTATCTACTCTTAGCACCCTTGTATAACTTGGCATTAGCATTACTAAATACAAACCTGATATCTAACTCTGGGTGTTGTTTCTGTATGGCTAAGTGCTTACGTTTATCATCATTATCTAGGATACCTTTTGTCTCAATTATGATACCATTATCTAACTCAAAGTCAGGTGTGTAAGTTCTATATCTTAGATCTTCCCACTCTATCTTTAGTAGCTCATACTTAACTACCTTCTGCCGTTCTGTTAGGAATGCAGCGGCCTGTTTCTCAAGACCACTGCGATAACGCCTAGAATTGTGGTATCTAGCTGTAGTTCTTTTAGCCATCAGTAGTTGCTTCTTCAGCCTTCTCTGGAGATACTTCAATCATACCTGCTAATTGATTACATCTGGCCTCTAGTACCTTAAATACATATTCGCATCTATTCATCTCTTGTTTAGCAATCATGATTTCATTGTACATAGCTAACTGATCTTCGTTGAAGTCTTCAGTATTATGTTCTTTATCGTTAATAGTTAGTGTAGGCATATTAGTCTTCCTTTAAAGTTATATAGTCAATCATTGGTGGGTTCTTAGCCTTCGAGTTAGGCGAAGGTAAAGTCTGTAGTGTAGGCCAACACTTGTGTTTAAATGCACAGAAACCACATGTAGTTCCTAGCTTAGTGTTACCTGTCTTCTTGCGGTAAAACGTTTCTTCGATAGGCTCAAATTCACGCTCAAAAGGTTCATCATTGTTGATGTACTCTGTCAGGTCTTCGATATCATCAAGTACTGCCTGTTTGTCTACACCATCTGCAGAGACATACTTAAATTCGCCGTTAGCCTTGTTGACTACCCACCAACCACCAACTTCTTTACCTGCGCCCTCTGCGTAGCCTACAAGCTGTGGGATATAGCCAAAACTATCTCCTGTAGCTAAGGCATCAAAGGATGCAAACTTGTTCTGATATGACCAAGGTGAGGCTGACTTTACATCGTCAATCTTACCGTCTAGCTCCATATCGTATTCACCTTTAATCTCCACACCATTAGGCAACTTAAGAGTAACATAATCGTTATCCTTGAAGTCCACTTTTGCTGCTCTCATGATACCCTTGAATACAGCTTCAACTATATCCCCTAATATCATGTTCATCAGGAAGTGTGGTGGGAAGGGTGTTTTATCTTTAGCGTCATTCTTCTCAAACCATAGCTGACAACGTGGCTTACCAATGTTAGACATACGCAAGCGAAAATCATCACGAGGACCACTATCGAACTGCTTAAACAAAGCATCCTTAACGTCAGAGGCGACTTTATCAGCCACCTCTTCAGTCATAGTAGTCTCACCTGCCATAGCCTTTTGTAGGAATGATACCATAGCTAATTCTGCAGGATGATTCATTAGTCAGCATCCACATCTACAATAGAACCAACAAGCTCAGCGTCTGCTGCACTCATACCCTTGTCAGAGCGTTCATTGTATAAGTCTAGGATCTTACCATTGCCATACTCAATGAAGCCTAAGAAGTCCTTCAGCGTTTGGTTGTCAGCCTCAGTAAGTTCTACCTTGTCTCCTGCCTTAGCAGTGATGTAGCCAAACGTAGCACCTGTAGGGATTGAACCCTCTTGTCCTGCTAATTCTAGCGTAGACATGATAGGTAAGAGATTAGCTCTCTGTACTGTCTTTAAAGCATTATCTAAGTTCTTAAGACTGTCACGGTTCTTTACATCCATAACAAAGGGTAGGTCTACATACTCTTTAGAGATAGGCTCACCTCTTTCATCTATAGGTTCTTTGACAGTGATTAGACCCATAAAGATCTTCACACGCTTAACAGTACGCATGAGATCCTTAGTTGCTTCAGGTAAAGCATTCCAATCCTCAACATAGCCAGAAGGTCTACCTAAGTTAAACCCACCTACGCTATCCTGTAGATCCCCATTCAATGAAGTAGTCATAACAGACTTCTCCATCTCGTTAGTTGATGCATTCCAACGTTGCCATTGTTGGCGCTGGGCGAATACACGAATGCTTATCTGTTCTGAGTAGAACACATCGTCACCCTGCGTAATCTTGTATGCACCTACAGGTACTACATCTGTCTTAATCTTCTTACCACCAAGCTCCATTTCACCCTTGAGGGCTGTACTTACAACGTTAATACGTGCAAGAGAAGATGCTGATTGTTTAGTTTCTGCGGATACACCCATCAGTGCAGCCATAGAGGCATTATCCATGCCAGTTATTGATATTTCTGTACTCATTATTTACCTCATGAGATTTGTGTTAAAGAGACTCAGTTATACCGTCAAACGTCCTGTACGTCAAGCCAATTCGGACCTATTTTAGATTCTAATAGCAGTGGTACATTCATTTTAACGCCATAAGATTTCTCTATCAGGTTGGTTAAATCATCGTTCATATCTTCAATTATCTGTAATACCTCATCTTTCTCTTCTGGATGCACATCTGCCACACTTGAATCATGTACAGTATTAACTAAACAAGATTTTAGATGCTTCATCCTCTCTTCCATTTCAATCAACACAACAGGTACAACATCACCAGTAGCAAATCCTTGTACTGGATAGTTCTTAATCATGGTAAAGTGTGATACCCCACCCCTTGCATTGCGTTTAACATCAGGGAAAGCATACTGTCGCCCTGACTTATTAGTTATCTTATTAAATCGTATAGCCTCATTGCCTAACTCTTTGTGCCACGCAGCTACACCCTCATACTTCTCATTAAAGTGTATATAGTATGCCTCTTCAGCCTTGGATCTTCCATACCCTGTAGCTCCGAAGAGGGGGGCGAATGTATGTGCCTTTGCATCCTGGCGAGATGTTGGTTGGCCTGCATCTGTAATAACTTTAGCAGTATAACTATGCACATCAAACCCTGTAGCTATCTCTTCTATGGCAACAGGATCTTGTGCTAGGAATGCAGCAACTCTAAATTCAAGTTGAGCAAAGTCTGCCTCTAGAATGTGACCACCCTTCCATCGGGATACAAACACCTTCTTAACAGGGAATGTACCGCCTCTTGGCATGTTCTGCATATTAGGGTTACGCCCACTGAAACGTCCAGTAGCTGTAATGTGCTGAGTTAAACCTACATGTAGGAAGCCATCAGACTTAGTGAAGGTGTCAATACCCTCAACGAATGCACTCAGGTAGCTACTAACAGCAGACAAACGTTTCAGGTCTGTCAGGAATGATACTGCTTCATCCATCTTCTTAGTCTTAGCAGTACCAATCAACACATCTAAGTTATCCTTACCAGTGCTGAAACCATTGGCACTAACCCACTTCTTACTGGGTGCAGCAAAACCTAGACCTGCTAAATAATTTAGTGGCTTAAGCTGATAGCCTCTAGCATCACAGTCTTTGCACTTGTTAGGTCTAGCAAACTTTGTGCCATCCTTTTTGATACGATAAACTTTGCCTTCACCCTTACAGGTTGGACATGTAAATGCTTTAGTCCTACGTATGATAGTACTGTTAGCTTCTACTGCTGCCCTAAACTCTTTCTTGTTATACGTATGTTCGAATAACTCTACCCATTCCTTCTTGTTGTTAACCTTACAAGAGAATACAACCTGAGACATTTGCTCTGGAGAGTTGAGATTGATAGGTGTATCACCCATGATCTTACGTACCTGATGTTGTAGCCTATCTTCTATACTTGCCTTCTCTTGCTCAAACTCTAGTCTTACCTCGTCAAGGGCAGATCTATCCACCCTGATTCCTGACATGTACATTCGGGTGAGGGTTTTACAGGTTCTAAAGGTAACGTCTCTGATTGTATGCAAGGACTTGGACTCAGGCTCGGCGTAGTCTGCTTCGATTGCATGGAACAACTCACGAGTGGTGTCGAGATCACCCCTAAGATAAAAGCTAAGTTCATCCAACGGTATTTCATTTGTATT